TAGGCCACCAATGATCTTCTTCTGGTGCGTTTGTATCTGCAATAACTCCATACCATGAAGCACCACCATCTCTCATACTAGGAAATCTACCTACCCTCATAGTACAAGCATCTATAATTGACTTTGGCAGCTCTCTTGCTTCGTTTACCCATACTCCTGTAAGCTCTAATGATAGTAATTTTTTAACATCTTCAGGTCTATCTAATGCTAGAAAGATAACTTCTAAATCTAATTCACCTACTGTTATTCTATGTGTGTAAGGTACACTCCATTGAAATGTTCCCCATTCATTTTCAGGAAACCAATCTAACCATGTTTTAATAGTAGTCGTTTTAAGCTGCGGATTAGTGTTCCTAATAACGGCCCAACGGGATTTTCTTTTTCCTTGGGCATTTTTTTTCTGTAAGAGACTTCTTCTAAGTATCTCAATACAACAAGCGACAGACTTGCCACTACCTACTGGCCCTCTTAATCCTCTAAAAAAATCATTTCCCTTCAGAAATGTTTTTAAGATATTCCCATCTGCTTTGTAATTGAGTTGCGCCATCTATTCTATTTTGTTTAAATGTTCTACTAGCAATTTTTCTCTGATTTTTGGGCCAAGACTTTCTATCACCTTGTCGCATTCCTTGTCCGTTATTAAACTTTCTGGAAGGAATTTTAGATGTACCATACGTACTATCTTTCTCAGTCTTTGCCTCTCTTGATAACTTATGTTGAACAGTTGCCTGTTCTCCAGATTCACTACCTTGTCTGGATCGTCTATACTCATACAAAAACTCCTTAAATAAGTTCCAATCAAGATATACCATTGGATTAGAAAAGTCTTTCTTTAATATTAAAAGATCAGCTGATCCTTTCCATTTATCTAATTGAGTAAAACCTTCCCCACTTTTACGAGCTTTTACTTCTATATTTGTTCCACCAAATAAATCAGAAACTTGCACATCATGAGGAAAGTCTTGTATAGCTCCTGAAAGTGGTTGTCGTCTAGCTTTAAAACCTTCAGCTTGAAACAGTTTTACTATTTCGTTTTCTACTCTTGTACCTTTTCTCTTAGCTTTACTTGACAACTAATAACTCATCATGCCTTTTTTCTTAGGCATCTTTTTCTTTTTAGGTGTAGCAGCTTTTTTCATCTTAGATGCTTTAGCTGGTTTACCTTTTTTTGGCATACTATGTTTCATTTACAACTCCTTGCATTTTATTTGTTAGATTGTGATTCGTTGCTCGAAGCTCAACTCTATCATTGTATGCTTTTTGCAACTTATCCATTAACACTTTGTTAATTTCTTTAATATCTTTAACTTCATCTTTTAATTCGTCAACTCTTTTGACAATGCCATCTAAATCCATATCTTTCATTTCTCCTTTATATTTGATTTGGGGTAAACTACAATCAATATATAAAAGCTAAATGATTTTCAATTCACTTTTTCTTATGTCTGTTTGCAAAGTTTCTGGCTGATTCAACGGATCGAAAACCCCATGCCCTAAGTGCCAGTGCCTTTCTCGTAGGGCGACCTTTTTCATCTTTCATTGGGCCTTTCATACCAGCAAATCTGGCAGCGAAAGAAATTCTTCGTGGATTAACACCTTTTTTTAATGGAGATTTTAAATTACTTCCTTCTTTTCTTTTGAAGTAAGCTCTACCAGCAGCATTAAGTCCACCTTTGGGATTCTGATATTTTTTAGCAACCAATTAAGTTCCCACTTTCTTTTGTGCTAATTTATGTGCAGCTGTAAATGACTTTCCATTACGCATTTCTTTTCTCATCATAGTCATATGCTTGGCAGAATGATGTTTAGAATGCTTTTTAAGAGTGTTTTTTTGTCGATCTGTTAATGATTTAGACATATTATGTCCTTTCTAGCTAAATTGCCTATACTTTCGTACTTTCGCAGCGATTGATTTTGGCTGTTTAGATACTTGTTTACCTTTTTTCTTTGCTTTTCTCTTTTCTTTTGTTGTTCTCGCATATTCACTAGAACTAAGAGCTTTTATTGCCTTTTCAGGAAGATATCTTTCCCCTGTTTCACTTGATTTCTTTCCAGATTTGGTACGCCATTTCTGTTTACCCCAAGCTTTAAGGCTTCTTTGACTTTTTGCGAGTGCCATTCTTCTTCTTCTTTAATAATTTAAAGTCTGCTTTTGAGATTTTACCATCTCTATTCTTATCTAATTTCTTTTGATTACCTTTAAGCATTATCTATATCCTCCTCCAGCTTTCTTGTAAGCCTTAGCTAGTGCCTGTGCTTTACGAGCTGACCATTTACCAGCACCAGTACCATGACTTGCTTGTGCCTTGATGCGATTAAATATTTTTTTACGCATTGTAGGTTTCGTATAGTTACCAGCTTTATTTACTGTACTTTTTTTAGTCATAATTTTTATTGCCTAGCTAGGCGTGAGAGTAACCCTCTCGTAGTTTTCGTCTAAAGACAATTAACCTTAAATCTTTGAATTATTTTTGTCTATGCACAATTTACTTTTTTTAACTCTGTTGTGTGTAAGACATCTATCACTACTTGGTCAGTTGGTTTTTTAACCCCCACTGCTAGTTTATCCTAAGTCGATGCTAACCTTTATATCTCCGACATGTGTGTGTGACACCTTCTCTGGTGTACGCAGTCCTACCCTGTCTAGAATATCTTTACTAGCTTCTAGCTGTACGTATTCAGACTTTGCACTGTTGGATAGTTCAACCATCTTCTTACTAGCTGTAACTGCACCAAGTCCTATAGTCTTAGCTACTTGTTCCATCATGTACCTTTGTACCTTTGGTAGACGTAGCGTACGACTAGCACTTACTCTAGCTGCTTCTGTATTGTTTTTTGTTGAATATCCAGCGATTATTCCAGCTTCCTTTATGGTACAACCTGTTGTTACGATGGTATCAACTAACTTCCGTTGTTTATCTGTTAGATCGTCATTCATATCGCCTCCGTTGGATAATTGTAATCATTGATAAATTCATGTCAAGAACATTCGTCAAGTAATATCAGCACATCACTATATATTGATCACGAAACGATTATTGTACCAGTACTTGATTTCACATGTCAACCCACAAGGGGTACTAATAGTTCATGGAGCCACGATCGTTCCGATCTGTCCACGAACGATTATGACATGAATAAAATCAAGTCTGGCTTTGTTGGGAAATATCTTTCATTCAATATGATAATATATCCCAAGTGGGATTGAGAATGATTGACTATAAATAGTCAACAAAAGGAGTATCCAATGACTAAATCAACTAATGTAGAACTAAACCAAGCAGATAATGTAGAGAACATTCGTAGTGTTCAATCTGCTAAATATGAAAACGAGTTAGAATCACTAGCTATCAGGTTTGATGATCAACTTGTTGAGCCAGTTAGGGCGACTAATTACTCTGATGGTACTGAGTACAATATGGGTGAGATGGATTTCACAATTCAGATGAATCAAGAAATACCAGCACTTCACAAGAGATTGGAAAAGGTACTCAAGTTTATCCAGATGACTGAAGATTCAATCAAGAGGATTGATGCACAGATCGGTGGTAAGACTTATTCTTCACAGGATTTGTTTCAACAAAACATGGAGATTCAAGCCAAACAACGTCAGGCACTAGAAGAAAGATTGCAGACACAACACTTCGGTCGTAATCTTATCTTAGCTGGTATCAAGGCTAGGGTTGATTACTTCAAGAAATGGGTTGGCGAAGATTGGAAACCATACAATTCAAATGTTCGTCAGTCTAACATCAGTCCAGAGAAAAAGAAGTTTCTTTGGACAAAACAAGGTCAAAAGGCAAAAGCATTTTACAATGCTAATGCTGGTAAGATTGACAAAGCAATCGACAATAGAGATGGTACAGTTCAATCTGAAATAATACCAGCTATTGTTTACTAATTAATATATACTATCATCTGGTGGGGTTATATTCCCCATCAGATTTCTTAAAAAAAAATCGGTCTAAGTAGACCGAAGAAAGCGAGTGCTAATGAGATCACACACAGTGTGGGTAGTCTAAAGAAATAGTTTATACATACCGTATAAAATAGAGAGATAAGACGAAAATAGCTTATCTTGAGATAGACACATTGTAGATCGAGGATAGTAACAGCTAGACCCATGAGCTTGGCAGTGATGTAATGGGTGCTGGTATAAACTGCCCAGACTAAGGAGAATGATATGGAACTTTTAATTATAGAGCTAATCCTTTTAGCCATAATTCTGTCAAAATGAGGAGTTAATTATGGATCAAGAAGATAAAGAGAAACAATGGAAAATTATGAAATATTATTTTGAATGTTTCATGTATCTATGTGGTAGCTTAATACTCATAGGTATATTTTTATTAATCGTAATATAGGAGTATGTATGAGTATAGCAAACGAATTACAATCTGCAGCTGATAACAGACCAGTTAGAAGTTATTGGAAAACTATGGCTATAAGAGTAGAACATCATAGGCAGATAAAAGATATGGCTGATTATTATAAGATATCTATGAGCCAAGTATTAGAAATTATCCTAAAGAAATCGTATACCGAGTTCGTAATGGAAGAATCAGAAAAGATAAAAGAAAGGGAAAAGAATGATAAGTAGAACAATGAGAGGTGCTATGTATGCTGGAAGTTTTCTAGGTAATAGTACCGTATGGAGATATGCTAAGAAGAGAGGTTTGTGGTATTATAGACTATTGCTATCAAATAGATTTGCAGATGTAATGTCAGATATCTTTGAGATGACCGAGTTAGAGAAGAAACTAAACAAAGATAATTGGAATAGTCCAGTAAAGAAAAAGATATTTATGGTTGATGAAGATGGTTACATCTTTGACAACACTACTGGTGAAGTATTCGGTAATGTAAAAGATAAAGTAAACAATAAGTTTGATATGGATATTGAGAAAGATGAGAACACTATCAATATGCCAGATGAAACTAAGGAGTAACAATGAGTAAAATTGGTAATTGGAATTACAGTATGCAAGAAGATGCGGAAGCAATGACCAGAAATGAGTTCATCAAGAAACATGGTATCAATCAAGTTGATATATGGGATACTGCTGAACGAAGAAGAAAGGTAGAGCATGAGCTTATACCTAGTGTTAATGATGTAAAGAAGGAGTTAAAACATGGCTGACCCACAAATGGATTTGAACAAAAGTATTACATTGTGTTTGGAACAGATAACCAAAACAATGAAACTACATATAGATCGTATACAAAGTATGGAAGCGAGACTTATGAAGTTAGAAGGATATTATGAAGATCCTGAATCAGAATTGGATAAATCATATGGAGGTACTAAATGATGAAACTAAAGATTGCAGATAAATGTAATTTTGATTTAGATAGACGACCTATCTATACTTTTCATGACAACAGTTATGAACAAGTGCCAGACAAGATTGCATTATATCATGGAGATAATGGTAAATATATTTCTACCGTATCAGAAAAGAGTTCAAACAATCTAAGATCGTATGGAGAGTTTGTAGGTATGTTAAATGAAGGCATAGTAGATTCAGATATGAATACTGATGATATTAAAATATCAGATAACATATACAATGATGGTAAAAGATTCGCTAGAATCTTGGATTTTCCAGCATACAAATTTGACTATCGAGGTGAGATGTTCAATCTAAGATTATGGAGTTGGACAGCTTATGACTTGAATTGGGCAGAACAATTTATATTCGGTCCAATCAATATCATTTGTATGAATGGTCAGTTTACTTCTAATTGGAAGATACAAGGTATGTCTAAAAAGAACTGGAACAGAAAAGCTAGTATAACTTCATTAGATATCAAACAGGGTATTGATGAGTTTCTTAACTTTCCAGAAAGATTAGAAGTGTTGAGTAATTCAATGGTCAACAACTGGCAAGTCAAACATTTGTTTGAGAATACAATAGCTCATATCAAAGATGATATACACCCTAGAGTATCTGATTACAGAATGAGACAGCTGTCTACATTATGGGATAGATACAAAAGTAAGTTTGGTATGAATTTGTATTCAGTTTATCAGAC